GGTAATTCAGCATTTTCGTTCATTCTATAAATTTTCATTATCACTTCTTTCCAATGTTATATTTTGCTTCTAATGTCCAGTTTGATTTTTCTTTATGCGATATAATTTTAATTTGGTTTAATTGAGCAACAGGTTCTTTACTATTGTCAGGGTTGACTATAGCAACTAATTCCCATTCTTCTAATAAGTTAACAATAGTATTTCTACGAGCTTCGTCTTCTTCTGCAAACGTATCTTTTTTACCATCAAGAATAAACAATTCTTTAAAATGCAATATAGAATATCTACCTTGCTTGTGTAAAATATGACATGTTTGATAAAGCTTTTTCTCTTTACGAGACGAAATACCAATTCGTGTTAGAGTTTCTTTTACTTTAAGGAAACTATCAGGGGAAGGAAGAGTAACCTCGATTCCTACGCCTTTAAAAATATCTTCTGAGTTCATAACCACAGCACCTTTTTTTATTATTAATTATATGGTGTGGTCTCACACTGTGACCAACGAATATATTTATTGTTTTGAATATTTTACCTAGTAACACCGCCAGTCGTTAACCTCGCTCGAATGCTTTTCATATCCTCAGCAGAAAGTGCTTTAAGGTATAGTTTTGCTATTGTTCTGTTGCATTGATATACTTCTTGTATAGTATCGAGATCATCGCTCTTGGCTGCCTTTGGCCATTTGCTAAATCGTTTACGTTTTCTAAACGCACCACGATAATAATCAAATTGAGCTTTATGTGGTAAATGGGCACGCATATTCATTTCGTTAGCATGTAGTATTGTATCCTCAAAGTTTACGAACCCGCGGTTAATAATATATGGCACATATAGATTTTCTGCCATTTCTGGATTTTCATGGTTACCAATTAGATCTTCCTTAGAGAAAGATGCGGCATTCATAAAATCAAAAGGTGTTATTTCTTTCGGCAATTGTTTCCTCCAAATCTTTTAACATATCATCAAACTCTTCAGCACAGGTTTTACACATTTTAAAATTTAATGGTCCATCCGCAGTGTCGACGTCAACGCTGTATATTTCTTTCTTATTCATCAACGTCTGACAGTGCCAACACTTATGCATTCCTACAAGTCTGTTAATCCACTCACTCATTTATATTCAGCCTCAATCATTACTTCTGTAAGGAAAGCAACCATGTTAACTTCGAGATCAGCAACAAAATTAGCCTTATACATATAGTCAGCCATCGTTACTACAAATCCGGGAAGTGAACGCATTTCAACTTTATCAGCTGCCATATCATAGATCCGACGGAACATTTCATTCATATCCTGATCTGAGTTATTAGCAACCCATTTGCGCATGTTAGTAAAGTCTTTAGATTTCAATAAACGGAATACTTCATCAAGTGACTCTTGTTTTAGATTAACAAAGATACCTTCATCAATTCTACCTGAGGCAGCGTATGATTGTAACTCAGTTAGTACGCGACGGAAATCTGGAAAGTGTTTTTGGATTACCTTAGCCACTACAGCTTTATCGTAATCAATGTTTTCCATACCTAGGATTGTTTCAACTCTTTTCATAAACTGCATAGCTAGCTTAGGACGGTCGCTGGTTTCAATACTAAAATCAACTTCTGATAATCGAGATCGCAGAGGTTGAATGATACGGTTTTTAAAGTTACATGTGAATATAAATCCACAGTTAGAGGAATATTCTTCAATAAAGTTACGTAAAGCTGGTTGGACATTTGCAGCGTTTAGGTAATCAGCTTCATCAAAGATAACATATTTACGACCACCACTAAGGGATACAGCCGAGGCATATGTAGAAATATCATAACGAAGAGTATCAATGTTAACGTTCAATGAACCATTCTTTACAATATAATCACAACCCATTTCTTCAAGCATAGCTTTTGCGATGGTTGTTTTGCCTACACCGGGACCACCAGACAACAATAAGTTTGGTACACTATCATCAGTGACAAACTTTTTAAACATTGCTTTGGTTTTTTCAGGTAGGATAGTCTCGTCAATTTTCTGAGGACGATATCGTTCAACCCAGAGGACTTCGTTTGCTTTAGCATCAATAGACATATTGTCTCCATAATATAAAAATAAAGTGCAGGTTTATAACGAGAGCCTGCGTCGTTTACTATTACTGAACTTTGTCAGCTAGTGGCGCATCTTCTGGTACATTAGCAGGTGCTTCAACCGGCATATTACCTTGAGGTGCTTCACCTTGTGGTGCATTTTGTTGTAGGAACATTTCAAATTTATTTCGTAACATTCCGATGCCTGCGAGTTCGTTACCCGCAATGCCACCACGACGACTGACTACGTCAATCATTTGAACTACTGTCGCAATGTCTTGCAACGATAGGTTGATTTGTTCTTGTTCTTGTTGTTCGCTCATGTTATATTATCCTTTTTTATAAGTCGACTTAGTATCAATCGCTACATAATAAGTAGCGTCGGTTCCCTTAAACTCAGAGATACCCTTTGCGCAAAGAGTAACATGGTAATCCTGAGCCAAGAGTTTAAGATTATCTGTTTTGATAATAACCTTAAATTCATCTGAGGTTGCGCCAATCTCTACGCCATAATCATCAGCACCTTGGTCAGCGCTGTCAATAGCTTTGAGATAAACTTTACCCTCACTACCAACGAATGCAATTTCTTTGAATTGAAGTACGCCGGCAGCTTTAATTACTGATTGCATATCATCCCAAGATACATCAACAACCACATCCTTCGTAGGAAGGTCAATCTCTTTTTCTGGGGCTGCGTGGATCATTGAAATGTCGGCGAACGCGTATTTGGTGCGCTGTTTGCCTTCTGCAATTGTAAAGTATTTATCATGGAATTCTACGTCAGGATCTTTATAAAGACCTAGAATTGATAGAAAACGTGATAGATCATAGATACATGCCTGTGACGGAATGCTATCTGTAATCGTGGCTTTTGCCACAAGTGTTTTTTCTGGTGTAATAGTCTTTAGTACATTGCCTTCCTTCATAAGGATAGACTTGTTGATTGTGGAAAAACTCTTAAGAATAGTAAGAGTGCGTTCAGAAAATTTCATTATGTAAGTGCTCCATTGTTTATATAATATTAATAATATCACAACTATCGTTGTATGTCAACTATTTTTTACCTTTGTATGTTTTTTGGTTTGAAGATTTATCCGCTGTTGCTGATAAACCCAGTGATCCAATTGCTCCCATGTTACCTTTAAAGATATACGAACCAATATGGTTGATTTGCATCCAAGGACACATCCATACCTTCATACCAGCTTCACGCGCTTTTTGACAAAAGAAGTAATCTTCACTCAAATAACGTTTGGTTCTGGGATCAATAATACAATCAAAGTAAGCCATAATTTCGTTAGATCCGTCAAACTTTTCAGTTCTTGCATGATCTGGTTTATAACTATACTCTGGGTATGCTGCTTTGTATGTTTCAAATGTTTTTCGTGGAATACACATAAAGCCTGTACCACCTTCGCCAATTTCTAATGGCTGTGATAGTTGAAAGCTTGACATTTTATCAACTGGATTAAAAACATAATCAGCAGTGTATTGGTCTAATAGGAACGGGTTTTCATCGGCTTTACCTAGTTCAGCAGCTCGAGCAACCTTTTCCCATGCGATTGTTTTCTTAGGGTATGGACCTGTAACGATATTGTATTTTTCTGGATCTGATACTTGTACTGCAATCATACCAAAAATATCTCTTGGATCAAAAGCAATATCCGAATCAATAAACACTAAGTGAGTACAATCCGATCTCATAAACTCATCGGCAACATAGTTACGTGCTCGTTGAATTAAACTTTCATTAAACAAATAGTAAAACTTTACAGTAATACCATTAGCTGCGCACATCATTGCAAGATCGGTACATGATTTAGTAAACGATCCACTGCAATTCCCTCCATACATTGGCGTCCCAATAAAGATTTTATATTGTTTTAGTTCGTCAACGCTGATTTCAATTTTCATATTTCAATTTGCTCCAAATCGTTTTCTGCACGTGTAATGGCTTGAAGTCGCAGAATGTCTGCAGCCACGTCGTGTTTACTATCATGTGCTTTAAAATTATATTCCCATTTAGCAGTATTAGATACAGGAACAAAACCATTTATTTTAGGGAAATCAAACTTGGCATCAATAAATGTACGAGTATCACGTACAGCCCAATACTTAAGGTAATCATTCATAAGTGAAGTCTTATTTGCGTATTGTGCTAATCTCTCTAGTATTACTGGATCAAAAGAATTAGATCTTGACCACCATCGCTCAACCTTATTAGATGATCTTAAATAGTCAATTAACTTTTCCATAAATTGAACTGGTGTAAGATCGTTTTCTGATGGTTTTAGATTAACTCTTAATGCAGGTGGTTGGTCAAGCCACCATTGTAAATCACGATCGTTATATTTACATCCGTGGTTTTGTACTTGGTCTTTAATATTAAACTTAGCTTGTTGCATGCCAAGTACCAACTCTTTAAAAGAATATGGATTTTCTGTAAATCGACTCCAATCAAAGGTCGTGTACGAGCAATCAATCGCTGGTACCTCGCGTGAGTTTTGACCAATGGTTTCGAAGTCAATAATAAAGTGTGTGCTCATTATATAAATGCCTCTAGTGTATCTGCTTTAGTAATATAGTCGGCCTTCTGACTATGATTATACTGCATAATGTAGTCCGTGTCAACCATTTTTGCGTTACCTTCAATATATTTTTTCACTTCGCCTGCCATGTCTTTTGCAGTTTGAACTGGAACGTTTTGGCAAATATGGTTAGATGATTGCTTTGGATTAAGCAATTCAAAGTCTTGTGGCAATCCCATAATAGTCATAGCTTCTCTATATGTAATGAAACGATCTTCATCTGGGTGTGTTAACATTTTAGGATAATGTCCAACAAAAGCACCAATATAATCTTTAGGAATAGTTACACCACGTTTCATAATGTTACCACCTGATTTTAGCTTTTCATATTTACGCATAGATTTTTCAGCTTCGTTATCATAGCCATGCTTAGCCATCCATTCAGAAACCTGTTTAAAGTTATATCCATTACGTTCAATATATGTAAATACACATAAACCAGATTTAGTAAACTGATTGTCAACTAATTCAGAATGTTCTTTGTGTGTTCTACCACCATGTATCTCTTCTAAAACAAACTTATAGTAAGGATTATCTGATGGAGTCTTATTACTGATTGGTTCCATTTGAAAGTTTGATGTTACCTCACGTATTACTTCTTCAATAGGTTTGTGTGGTCTATTGAAATATCCAAGCAATGGTGTTTGTGTATCTTTCCAAAAGAAATAAAACGAACGCTCACGTACTTGTGGTGCGCCATGTAATAGAGATCTTGTTCTATATACAGACATGGTGTAACCGTTTTTCTTACCAATTTCTCTTAATTGGGCTCTAACGTTTGTACCAATTTTACCTGCAAATGCTGGAGCATTCTCACCCCAGAACACTTTTGGTTTATATTCGCCTAAGATATATTCTGCAGTCTTTCCCATCCACTGGTTATTTGGATTATGATCGCCATAACCGTGAGACATCATAGATAAACCAGCACACGGACAAACAGATGATACCACATCAGCTCTTTCATTTACAGGTGGTGCTTCGCCTTGGTCCAACAGATAATAATTAATTCTATTATCATAATAATTTAAAATGTGGCTATCGTTTGCTTGAAAACCATCGTACGACATAAAGTGTAGTGGTTCAGTTCCAAATGCTTGTTGTGATCCAATAGTTTCGCCACCAATTAATGGAACAATAGATGCGTGTGTAATACTCATTATTTACCTTTCTGATATTAGAAGAATGACTCTAAGCCAATCGTTGGCTTTTCTGGAATTGGAAATTCTTCTAAGTTTGGCGCAACATAATTTGGATTTATGCTGGTCATAATCTTATTATTGAGGAATGTACCGTCATAATATTCTGGTTTTAAAATTGTTTTTTGTAGTAGTTCTAACAAATGATTATATTTTGCTGGATCGTCCTTTAACATTTGAATACGCTCAGCTAATTGTTCTGGAGATTTAACTCTTAGAAAATCAGGAATATTTGTATGTCTTTGCTCGTCGTAAGTTGGATGTAAAAATGGAATTACACCAGCGTGGATCATTTCAATATATTTTGAAGTTACCCAACCTTTTTTAATTGGAATGATAAAAGTAAATTTAACATCTTGTAGTTTTTCTTGCAGCGCGTCAATTTTAAGCGATCCTTTAAACCGCGTATCACCTTCCATAATTTCTTCTGACCATTTGCCATAAATGTCAACATCCTCATTATGGTCGAGGATCCATTCTTTTAACAATTTATAACGCGATGGTTTGCCTTCGTTTAATACAATCATAAAGTCTGTATTACGATTTCTATTTATGTCCGTTCCATGTTCGTAATCTAAACAAAAAGCTGTTTCCATACCTGCATATACAGATTTAACTGATATTGGTGTACGTGTTTGGTCTTCATACGAATTAATTTTATTTGAAATATATTCATAATCGTATTGACCAAGTGACATTGTTGGTGGATGCATCATATCTCTGGCTTGATTCATAACATACCGTGGATCATTTACAATTTCAACATAGTTTGGTCTACAATCATTTAACCACGATGTAATACCAGTCGTATAACCTTTTGTCATATCAAGTACTGTTGATATTTGAGTTGCGTCGTTTACTTTAACAATTCTATCGGGTATCGTAACAGAACCAACTTGACCAACCATTAGTACAGTATAATCAAGTTCAATATTATTATTTTTGAGATAGTTTTTTACATGGTCATAATAATCTTGGTTGTAATGCTCAGGTCCAATAGACCTTTTGTTCCAAACATCTACTACGTTGTTATATGGAAATAATTCGTATTGCTCTGCTTCATTTAAATAACCATAATCAGTACGTCCAATAATATGGAATGTAATATCTGGGTTAAGGTTTGCTAATGCGCGTAGCGTACAGCTTGCCTCGTTGTCGCCACCAATTGGCGAATATTTATTTCTCTGGAACTTTACCGATTTGCCAAGTTTTCCAAATCCAATGTGTTTCATAATCTAATCCTTCATCAATTCTATAAACGTATAGGGAAGCATGGCCTTGTCATCAATATAGTAAACACCATATGGTTTACCGTATTGTATTTCATCGTAAGGTACTTTATGCTCATTTAACCACGTTGTAGTAATATCACCAACATCCTCTATGACTTTATTTATGTCTCCACGATGAGTCAACATTCTTCGCGCAGTACTAATAACAATTTTATATTCAAGCTTTTTTGCTTTAGTAAGTGCTTCTATCATTTCAGGGATTGGCTGTGCTAATCCATATTTTCTATATGTATCCTTTTCGTCATGATTAGGAATACATATAGTATCGTCTAAATCAACGACTAATGTTTTTTGCGTAGTCATTTACGTAATCTTTCATTCTTTGTTGTCTGTCTGGACAATCATAGTGTAATTTAATGCAGGTAGCAATCAATAAAGCACCACCATCAATTATTTCATTATATACCGTCGGATAGTATTTGTCAACTAGTTTACTAAATGACCAGGAAACATAATCAGGATATTTGTTTCCTGTAACTAATTCAGAATAGCCATGATATAAGTCATGTGATAGTTTACACATATCATATAAGTAATCACCACCGCAGCCAACATGGTCTCCGTACGAACCGCGAGGATCAAGCAATGTGATACTATCATTATATGGATTATATAGAATATTACCAAAGTGTAAATCGCCATGCATTGCCGAAACAGGTTCAGCTTTATCAAGGCAGCGTTGTGCGACACCGTTATAAAAATCTTTAGAACATGTTAGACGTTCCGATGTTTTATTGACCCACATCTTTTCAGCATTATCATGGAAGTCAGCAGTAAATTCTAATGTGGCTTTACCATGGAAGTGAGTACGCATAGCCAGAATAACTTTTTCAATTAAGTAATCAATAGTACTATTAGAAATCTCTTCGTGTGCAAACAAATCAGATAATAGAATTCCTGACTCGTATGACATTGACAATGCGTAATCGTCTTTAAGAATTTTAGGAACAAACATACTCTGAACTGGATTGAGAGTTTCAAACCAATTCTTTTCGTTCATAATTGTTCTTACAGCAAATGTATTGTTATGAGATGGTATTTTAGTAATGGCGTTGATGTCTGATCTATATTCAAACGAATTAAACTCACGTGCCTTAAATGTAAGGAACTCTGCACAAGTTTTATGGTACGATGCGATATCGCCAATGTCATACCAACGATCAGTGTTTATATTATTAAAGGCACCATATAATTCAAGCGCATCGGATATTTCATAACCATCAGTATCATAAAAACAATCTGAAGCTTTTATCCCATCACTAAAACTATATAAACCGACAAGCGCGTCAGCATTTGGAACTGTGTTTTTTGGTTTATTAAAATAGTTGTTACCATCCCACATGCACCAAGCAAAGTGATCATCGACTTGTTTAGTTAATAGAAAATCAGAACCAAGTGGCAGCTCATCCTCAAGGATAATAGCATCACCTAACCAAACAACAAGTGGCAATGATTTATCATCTAAGCTTTCAATACCAACTGATATAGCATCACGGGGACCATTAAGAGATCCCTGCTTTACGCATTTAACTACATCGTATTTTTTAGCCCATTCTCTGATGTCATTATGTTTACCATCAACGACAACGATTTGGTTTATTCCTGTCGTATTATTATAAATGGATTCAATAATATACTCGATAGTTGGTTTGCCGTGTACACGTACCATTGCCTTTGAACAGTTTGATGTTAACGGTTTAAGACGTGTGGCTTCACCTGCTGCCGGTATTACTATGTTTATCATAATTTAATTTCCATTCACTATATTCATCTTCTAACATTGCCCACTGGCAACGAGTGTATTTATGTTCCGCTGTCTTATCCCATATGATCCACATATAGGCAATCATACCACCAATTTGGTCTTTTTTATCAACAGGTTCTAATATGTTAGAATCAAATCTTACTCTGTCTGATAGATATATTATATCACTAGGTGGGTTAGATGTAAACAGTTTATTTCGCTTCTTACCTTCAAGAAACGTTAAACGTAAAAACATTGCAGTGTAATCGTATTCGTCTGTCCATTTTTCTGCTAGTTTGCGTGGCAAATCTTTATGGTATGGAGGGTTAGTGATTACACCTTTAACGTCTTTATCTTTTGGTAACTCTAATGCGTCGTATGGTGTATTTATGTTAGTGAGAGTATTAGGATATACGTTAAGGTCGTAGGATATAACATCGTGGCCATTACGTAAAAGCTCTGATGAAATATGCCCACGACCAGCGCATGGCTCTATAACTTTATGCGGTACATTACCGTATTTACATAGAATATATGTTGCTAAGGGAGGAGTAGGATAAAAATCATTCACCGTTCTATTTGGATCATTCTTTTTAACGCCAACATATATGTCCGTTAAGTTATTCGCCAAGTGAAGTTACCCGTACATTTGCTTCTTTAAACATAGGTAAACTCTTTTCTTCCCATACCTTTTGCCAATCACCTTTAACACTTTTATCTGATGATATGACTACACGTTTAATACCCGCTTGAATAACAAGTTTGGTACAATCAGAACATATAGGTAATCCATATACGTATAAAGTAGAGTCTTTTAGTGATACACCGGCATATAACGCATTCATAAGTGCATTCATTTCAGCATGTACTACAAGACTATGTTTGGTAGGACGATCGTTTAAACGATCTTCAGTATCTTCAATACCTTTTGGAAACCCATTATAGCCTGTAGCCAATATGCGTCTATCATCATTAACAGCAACACAACCAATTTTACTTGAAGGGTCTTTGCTCCAATCAGCGATCATAGTCGCTAATGACATAAAACGGTTATCCCATTTAAGGCGGTTTGTATCGTCTTCTTTCATTCGTCTTCCCATATAAGCATAATAGCTTTCCCTACTTGCACTCATTGTTTTACCAAATCAAAGTGACGTTCATAGGTATGTAAGTTCATTACCTGCCACGTAAGCATACCCTTTTGAATAGTAAAGTGCTTATTGCCGGGAAGTTTACATTGTTCATTCCATTGAGCAACAAACTTATCCATAAGATATTGTGCCCACGCATAATCATTCTTGTAGCCAAACACAACATCATTAGAACGCATTTGAGATACCATATGTAAGATACCATCACGAATATAGAATGTTTGTGCATTAGTACAGATGAAATCAGACTTACCACCTTCGTCAAACTCAACCCAAATAGATGGACGATTATAAATCATTTGAGCACGACGGCTATCAGGGTTACTCCATAGTTCATCAAAAGCATTTTGGAATTGGTTATGATATTTTTTAGAGAATACTAAATGGCCATAGTTGGAATTAATATTACCGTGCGGATCTGCTGAATATTGCCATGCGGCAGGAGCAGGTTTGGATGGTCCATAGATATCATTAATGTTTGTTGATTGCGACTCATACCATGCCAACTCCGCATTAATATATTCTTGTACAGGTTTACCAAAGATAGCAGGTTCATCAGCGACAAACGATGCACCAAGTAGCTCGATTGTTTTTGCACCAGTTTTATCTGTAGTAAATCGTTCAGCTTTTAGTTCGTCAATAAAATAATTACGAATGTCACTTACGCTATTCATCATCTTCTCCTTTAAATCTATCATCGGTATCAATTGGATCAGACTCAAGTGTTGTCATACAAAGGATCATCATTTGAGTTAATGCGTGTGATACGTGTGGTAAGCCAGACTCTGGGTCAATATCTTCACCAGAAATATACGCCAAAAGGTGACGTTGAATAGAAGAGTAATGACGAGATACTGGAAATTTATTTATGTCATGCCGCCAATTGTTTTCACCATACTTTTCAGCACCAAAACCAAATACCTTAGCAGCTTCAATGATAGCTTCTGGCGGAACTAAATGGATTTTTGGTTTGTCATTATCAAATTTCATATACTTGTTTCCTTAAACATTGTGGTTATATATTGTGCGATCATCACCGCGTGTATTGTAGAAATACTTTATACGTCGTACACCATCGTGGTCAGTTGTCCAGTTATTAGAGAACTTTTCTTGACATGGTCTGAGGTTTTGGCGTATCGTATCAAAAGGTACAACAGCGCGCCAACGAACGTCGTAAGTGTTTTCAGATAGTTTATTATAACAGCCAAAGATGATAATGTCAACACATTTTGGGTACAATCTGCGATTTCTTGCTAATTTATTTGCCATATAGTTTGGTATAGTCAACCATTTCTTTTCCATATGGTTTGGTAATGTTCCGGGATCTTGTGAGTTTTTAACCTCAGCTCTCCAACGGTTCCACTCAACATCCCAATTATGAGTTTCAGGTTTGGTGTAGTCAAATT